TAATTTAAAGCCCAATAGAAAGGGCAGACCTCGTGGTGCCAGAAACAAGCTGTCTAATAACTTTTTAGAAGATATTCATGCTTACTGGAACAAGCGTACCAACGGGACTAACGGCACAACCAGAGGGATGAACTTATTGGATCGTGCTGCTGAAAAAGATCCCATGTCTTTTTGTAAGATGGTAGCAAGTATTATTCCTAAAGAACTTCACAAGGAAAACACAGTACAGGTTAATTTTGTAGAAGCGTTAAAACAGATCAATAGTGCCGATATCGTTGATGTCACTCCTTTAGAGGACACCACAGATGATGACCGCTGACGGTTTTTGGAGTTTAAACCAAAATGATGACTGCTGACGGTTTTGACGAAGCTGTAGTGGGTACTATTACTTCTTATGGCAGAGGTGAAAGTGTGCTTTACAGTACGGAAAAGATCCTTGAAATTATGATGAAGCGTGATGGTATGTCTATGGATGAAGCGTTAGAGTTTTTCCATGTTAATATCCTTGGTTCTTATAACGGGGAAGGTATGCCTTCTTTTTTAAATGACCATGTAGAACCTTTGGAGTTTGATGATGCCGGTATCATCCTCAACTAATGCAAACGCAGATGTCAGAAAAAGACTAAAGATATGGTATGACAGTCCTTACAGGTTTGTAACTCAAGCCTTGGGTGTCGAACCAGAAGAATGGCAGAAAAAAGCCATGCTTGCAATTAAGAATAATGATCGTGTTGCCGTTAAATCAGGTCATGGTGTCGGCAAATCTGCACTGGAAAGTTGGATTATCTTATGGTGGCTATTAACCAGATATCCCGCAAAAGTCGCTTGTACAGCACCCACTGGGCACCAGTTGTCCGATGTGCTGTGGGGCGAAATCGCAAAGTGGTACAGGAAACTACCCGTGGGGCTAAAGTCGCTTCTGGCTGTAAAGAACGACAGGGTGGAATTAGTATCCGCACCTAGCGAATCATTTGCTGTTGCTCGTACAGCGAGGAAGGAAACTCCAGAGGCGTTTCAGGGATTTCACTCTGAAAACATGTTGTTTATGGTGGATGAAGCATCGGGTATCGAGCCTATTATCTTTGAGGTCGGTGAAGGTGCGATGTCCACCAAGGGAGCGAAGACCTTTCTAGCAGGCAATCCTACCAGAACATCAGGTTATTTCTTTGATGCGTTTAACAAGATGCGTTCTTACTGGACTACCATGCAAGTCTCATGTGCTGACAGTAAACAGGTCAGTGCCAAGTACATTGAACAGATGGAGGAAAAATACGGGATAGACAGCAATATCTATCGTGTGCGTGTTTTAGGTGATTTCCCTAAAGATGATGATGACAGCATCATGCCGTTGTCTTTATTGGAAAGTAGTGTTGAAAGATCAATAGAAATTCCAGAAGATGAACCTGTTGTATGGGGGTTAGACGTTGCCAGATTTGGTTCGGACAGTACCGCTTTATGTATTAGGCAAGGCAGGAGAATTGTTGGTAAGGTCGAATCTTGGCGAGGTAAAGACCTCATGCAGACCTGTGGAATTATCGCCAATAAGTATAAGAAGACCGAAATCAACCCAAGCGAAAGGCCCACGGAAATATTGGTGGATTCAATTGGACTTGGGAGTGGCGTGGTGGATAGACTCATGGAGATGGGGCTACCTGCTAGGGGAGTTAATGTCGCAGAAAGGCCAGCAGTGGAACATCTCTACAATAGATTAAGGGATGAACTCTGGTTTAACGCTCGTGACTGGTTTGATACGATGTCAGTAAGTATGCCTAGAGATGAAGACCTGATTGACGAACTGGCTAATGTAAAGTTCACTTATACCAGCTTGGGGAAACTGCAAGCGGAGAGTAAGGAAGACATGAAAAAACGTGGGCTGAAATCCCCTGATCTAGCGGATGCGTTTTGTCTGACGTTTGCCTACCAAAGTTTCGGAGGTAGTTTTAATAAACCATTGGAGTATAGCCATATGGGTATAGTTTAAGTGAAACTATTGTCTAAAGCGAGGAAGAAAATGAAACGTACCAAGCGTAGAACTAAGTTAGTCAAAATGTCTAACGGTAGATGTCACGATTGTGGTAGAACATTCCCAGATGTAGTGTTTGATTTTCATCATATCGAAGCAAAAGAGTTTACTCTTAACTCCAGTTCTATGGACAGGTCTTGGAAAAAAATCAAGGAAGAGTGGGATAAGTGTATAATGCTATGTGCTAATTGCCATAGGATATGCCATAATATAGGAGAGTACCATGAGCCTTAAAGACAGCTTTAAAATCATTGAATTAGAAGACCGTATTAAAAATCTTGAATCCAAGGTTGAATTGATTTTTGGTAACAGCGAGAGCTTTACGACAAACGAAGTTGGAATCATAGATTTAATCAAACGAAAAACAGTTGGGCCAAAGTCAGTTAAACAAAAAGCAAAGGTGAATAAGTGTGAACGCAAAAAATAAAGCAGTTGGGTCAAAGGCGAATATGTCAGAAGATGAATTAAAGTCTATGTTTGACTGGGAGGCAAACAACGCCATAGGCAGGCATGATGGTGATCTTTCAGAACAGAGGCGTATGGCTGTAGAGTATTACTACGGTAATTCGTTGGGTAACGAAATCGAAGGGCGTTCTCAAGTGGTGTCCCACGATGTGTTTGAAGTAGTCGAATGGGCCATGCCACATATTATGAAAGTATTCACAGGCACTGATCGCATAGCAGAATTTGAACCCACTGGCCCGGAAGATGAAGCCGAAGCAGAACAAGCCACAGACTATGTGAATTATATATTTGAAAAAAGAAATGATGGGTTTAGCATTATACATGACATGGCTAAAGATGCCTTGTTAGAGAAGACTGGAGTTTCAAAAATATGGTGGGATGACACGCCTAAGATTGAAAGAGAGGAATACAGTGGTCTTGATGATTTTGCGTTTGCTAAACTGGTTAGTGATGAAGAAATTGAAGTGGTTGAGCATACCGAGACTCAAGAAGAAGTTATTGGGCAAGGGCAAATACCGCAAATAATGCGTTTCCATGACGTAGTTGTAGAACGTATAAAAGAAAATGGAAGAGTAAGAGTTGAAGTAATCCCCCCAGAAGAATTATTAGTTTCTAAAAGAGCAAAAAGCCTAGATGACGCAGACTTTGTTGGACATAGAGTTAACCTGACAATTTCTGAAGTTAAAGACATGTTCCCTGATGTTTCTGATGATGAACTAGATGAAATAGTCGGAGAAGATGACCATGAATGGAATGATGAATCCAGTGCAAGACACAATTTTGATGACTCGTACACCAGTAGAGATAGTGATTTTAATAACAACAATTCAGGGAGAAAGATTTGGATAACAGAAGGCTACATGAATGTGGATTGGGATGGTGACGGACACGCAGAGCTACGTAAAATAACGAAGGCTGGAAATAAAATATTGGAGAACGTGCCAATAGATGAGAAGCCCTTTGCCTCTATTTGTCCCATTCCAGTTCCGCATAAATACTACGGGTTGTCATTGTCAGATAAGGTAGTGGATATACAGATTGTAAAATCAACGCTCATTAGAAACATTCTTGATAATATTTATAATTTGAATAACGGCAGGTTTACGATGCTCGAAGGTCAGGCTAATCTTGATGACTTGCTAACAAGCAGGCCGGGTGGCGTGATAAGAGTAAAAACTCCAAATGCGGTAACACGCTTGGATACTCCACCTTTGCCTAACGGTAGTTTTGAGTTGTTAAATTATGTAGATCAAATCAGAGATGGTCGCACAGGCGTTTCAAAATTCAGAACAGGGATAGACCCTGATGTATTGAATAACGCTAAAGCAGGCCCAGCAAATGCACAAATGGATGCTGCTAATGCTCGGTTAGAACTGATGGTGCGTATTTTTTCTGAAACTGGCATTAAAGATATTTTTAAGAAGATGTACGGTTTGGTGTTGAAACATCAGGATCGTGCAGATGTCATTAAACTAAGAAACAAGTGGGTACAGGTAGACCCAACACAATGGAAAGGCAACGCAAATGTATCGGTTAATGTTGGACTTGGGCATGGTAATAGGGATCAAGCAATCAACCATATGGCGTTGTTGGCTCAAAATTATGTCGCTATACGACAAGATCCAGAATTTAGGCACATGGTTAGTCCGAAGAATGTCTATAATATGGTTGGTGAAGCGTTAAAGTCAATGGGTTATAAAAACTTTGATCGTTTTATAAGCAACCCAGATACGACACCTCCGCAACCACCTCCACCTGATCCAAAAGCTGAAGCCGATAAGATGAAAGCGCAGATCGAAATGCAGAAGATGCAGATGGAAGGTCAGAAGATGCAAGCAGAGATGCAGATGGATAAAGAGCGTCAAGGGCTTGAACAAGTGCGTATGCAGGTTGATATGTCTAAAGACCAGCAAAAGAACCAAATCGAAGTGGCTAAATTACAATCGCAATTACAGGCAGAGCGTGAGCAAAATCAGATTGAAATGCAAAAGTCACAAGTTGAAATTCAAAAGATAATATTCGAGAAAGAGAAGTTAATGGCTGAAATGCAAATGGAAGCCGCAGAACACGCATTAAAGATTGAGGAACTGGAAGTTGAAAGGGAACAAGCAAGGTCGGTCAAGATTGGTGATTAGGCGAGTTAAAACTAAGTCTGGTGCTGATGCTGTCGCTAAACAGTTCGGTGAAGACAAGGAATTTAGAACTCGTATTGTACCAAATAAAAAGAAAGACTACACTATACCTTCATGGGAGTAGTCAATAAATAACCTTTAAATAAGGTATTATATGAATGATGGTGGAGCATCGTTACATCAAGAAGTTAAACAAGGGCGAGATGCAGAATATCTCTTGGAGAATCCTGTATTCCAACAAACTTTCGATTACTTGAAAGATGCTTATTTTAAGGCGTGGGAACAAACCTCTGTAGAGGATTCCCAATCAAGAGAAAACGTCTGGATGATGTACAAAACGCTGGATACCGTACATGGGCATATTAAAACATATGCCGATACAGGTAAACTGGCAAAAAAACAATTAGAAGAAATGGGAGCATAGTATGGAAAACAAGGGTAAATATCCTACTCCTAAGAACGCACATTACAAAGACAGTGGTGGTGGCAGATCAGA